CCAAGCGATTCCTGCTCTACGCCGTTGCCATCAAGTAGCTCTGCGTTATTAACAACAATCACGCGAAGCACAGCGTTGTCTAATCCAATTTCAGCAAAATGAGCCATCAGAACGTTATGCTCCCTGATCCGGTAAACTCATACACATTATCTGACCCAACTGTCGTTACAGTAGGGGATCCCGTAGTAGATGAAGCTGTTGCAACAGTGCGTATAATTACAATCCCAGACCCTCCTGTTCCTGCTATATAACCGCCTCCTCTACTGCCACCGCCACCTCCACCAGTATTGGCTCCAGCAGGGCCACCTGACGGACTACCAGGCCCGGCGCCGTCTGTTCCTGCATTTTTTGCAGACCCTCCGCCAACGCCCTGTTGTTGGTACCCAGCGCCGCCACCTCCGCCGCCAAGACCCCCGTTTGAGTAGTCGGTTCCTGTTCCGTTATGCGCGCCGCCGCCGCCACCGCCGCCCCAGTAGTAATTGTTTCCGTCAATATCTACTTGAACGCCCACGCCGCCTGCTCCAGACCTTGACACAGTGTTTGCCCCATCATTACCTGTTGCACCAGCGCCGCCACCGCCCCCGTGTCCGTATGGATGCCCAGACGACGATCCCGTTCCGCCAGCATAGCCTTGATTCGCCGTGCCAGAGCCGCCATAAGACGACTGACCTCCGCCGCCACCAGAGCCGCCGTCTCCAGCGTCATCAGCATTATGCTGACCTCCTCTGCCGCCGCCGGTTGATGTAATCGTTGATATCCCTGATCCACTTATGGAGCTATCACCACCAGCAGTCGGCAGAGTGGTTGTAGATACGCCAGCGCTACCACCCGCTCCTACGGTTATGGTGTACTCAGTGCCAAATGCCAAAAGTAACTGAGACTCGGCAGAGCCTCCGCCGCCTGAATTACTGCCGTAAGACGTTCTTACCCCACCAGCACCTCCGCCCCCGCCGCTCCATCCTGCACCACCGGCGCCACCTGCCACAACAAGAAAATCAGCCGCGACCCCCATAGTGGGCCATGTCGAAGCGCTTTGCTCATTAAATTGCTGAGCAAGCGAAACTACGCCACTAGATGCTGAGAGGGTAGAAGAACTTTTTTTACCTTTTATGCCAGAGTTTCCTGCCATTAACTAAGCTCCTCGTATGAGCAAACGGCCTCTAAGTCTGATGCCGTTCCAGCTGTCAACCGTAAAGAATCGCCTTCTTCTAAATAAATTGCCTTTGAAATGACATCTAATGTAGCGTCCGCCGGCACCACAACTGTTTTGGCTATGTGGTAAGCGGTAGATGACCTGTAAAGATCTACGTTAATTTCCGCGTTATTAGTGCCGTCTACGTTAGATACATACAGCGCATTGATCTTGATTACCTTTCCAGAGCTTGCCGCATTGGAGACAATCGCCGTGGCGCTAGTTCCAATAGCCTGTACTGCCGTTTTAGCTGTAAGAGTCGAAACGCTTACAATGTTAGGTGCCGCCATTTTAACCTCCGAGGAAAATGTTTAGAGCGATGATGTTTGAGTTACTTGCGCCACCGCCACCGCCAGATTGTGCAACCCAGCTTAAATTACCAGAACCGTCCGTCTTCAATACCTGATCTGCATCACCATCGTTGTTTGGAAGTGTCAACGTGTATGATGCCGCGGCACTATGGGGCGGGCCTTTAATCGTAATTCCATGGGTGTTGTTTTCGCAGTTGAGCTTAAACTGCCCAGCGCCGCGGGTTGCATTACCCTTGAATACCGTTACGCCTGAACCATTGGGGTCTAGATCAATATCCCCATTGCTCGTTGTAACAATATCGCTTCCGTTTAGGTCAAGGTTTCCACCTAGTTGCGGCGATGTGTCCTCAGACAAATTACTAAGATACGAACCCAAATCGCTAATCTGTGACTCAGTAATAGACAATGCCGCCTGATGGGTTGTGACATCACTTTGCGTGACTGTGTAACTGGTGATGTAACTTGAAAGATCCGGAGGGGTATAACTAAACACACCCGTTGTGTTGTTGTAACTTAATGCCGCCGTCCCTGCTGAATTTGTTGTAACCGAAAGATCGGTTAAAGCAATACCGCCACCTCCTCCTCCACCGGATATTGTTCCGGGCTGAAAGCGGTTATTAGAAGCGTTCCATACAAGTGCTTGTCCGTTTGATGGCGGGCTGTCTGTGACGTTAACATCGGTAAGATCATTGATCTTTGTTGCGCCACGATGCAAGACAAAACTTCCCTTGCTTTTGCCTTTTCCTTCAACCTTTACTGCTGGTAGCGCTACTGTTTGCGAACTGCCATCAGACATTTTGAAGGTTAAACTGCCATCGATGTTGTCGCTTTCTATTTTTGAAACGCCAGCACCTTGGTCGCCCTTTTCGCCAGCATCACCTTTTTTGCCTTCTGGGCCTTGAGGCCCGGCATCACCTTTAGGGCCAGCAGGACCAGTAGCGCCTTTTTCGCCTTTCTCGCCTTTTGGTCCTTGTTCACCTGTAGGACCGGGATCACCTTTAATTGATCCAAGTTCCGTAGCAATTTTAGCTAGTGCTGCAGCAACAACTAATTCAGACATAATTTACCCCATCAACTGATTTAAAAGCTGCTGTTCAAGTTCAGCGTTAGGTTGTGGTTTTGGTTCTTCTTTAGGCTTGTTTTTAACTTCTAATTCTTTTTCTTTCAACAACGTGTTAGCAACTTTAAGTCTGCGTTCAAACTCTTTGTCTTCTTGGTCACCTTCCTTGAGATTACGAGTAACAGCTTCTAGTTTTTCAATCTCAAGTTCTTGTGGTGCAAGCTGTGTTTCAACAGAAATCTTACCTGCCCGTGCTTGAGACTCTGCAGCCTGTGCGTTAAGTGCAGCCGTTTGACTTTGCTGGAATTCCATTTGAGCTTGCTGTGCAGCCATAGCCATCTGTTGAGCTTGCGGGTTAGGCTGGTTAGCCTGTTGCATCGCAGCAATCAACTCTTCACGGTTAGACAAGTTCATGTTGTCGATAATGCTCTGGATCAACACAGGGTACAAAGGACTGTCCTGTTGCATTGTTTGTAGGAGTTGTACAAGCTGAGTTACCTCGTACTCACGAGCAATTATGCCCAGAGTGCTAGTAGGAATAAACTTGTAATCTGCTACAGGGTAGTTCTCAGGGTCAAACTGCATGTACCGATGTGCAGCTTTGGTTACAAAAGGCAGTAGGAAAGACTGCTGGAAGTTAATCAAGGTACGCTTGTGGCGTTTAATGATAGCGCCAAGAGACATAGAAATACCAGCGGCAGTAGCTTCACCATTAACACTACCAGCAATTCCTGCTGAATCAACCGCTCCTGTAGCTTGTTGAACCATCTGCTGAAGCGATGCGGCTTGTGCGAACGTGATTTGTCCAACTTGTCCAAAATTAAACGGCTGTAGTACTTCACGAGGATCTCCGTTAGTTAGGATCATCTTGCCGGGACGGACTTCAGGCTTAGCCCCTCTAGGAAGCCGTGTAGCGTCCACAGCGAGCATTGGGTGGATAGTGAGGCTCAGGGCATCAATTCTTGCTCGAAGCTCTGTATCAAGCGCCTTCTGGCTGTTATAGCCTTTCTCACAGACGCCGCGACCCCAGAACCGTCCGGGGACTACATCCCACGGGAATGCGACGACAGGACGATCACCCATCATGTAAGGGTTTACTTCGGCTTTCAAAAGGGTACCGCCGTTAGCAATAACTACAATTGCCTCGACGTACATAGAGTCGTCTTCTATGTCGTCTACTTCTTCTTCGAGAAGCTCACGAGGTACAAGACCGTAGTACTTAGTAAGACGAACCTTGTCGTCGTTGTAGATCGTCAGGTCTTGGTCAGGTTCTAGATCAGTATCTGCAGCAGCAGACTCAATGAAACCTTCTCGGTACACACCTTGTTCTTGCAAGAGTTCAACACTGTGCTTGCTGACAAACTCGTCGATCGCTACACCGTACGCATCTTCAACAGACGTTGCAACAGGATCAATCAAAAAGTTTTGCGGCAGTACGGGCTTAAGTTTAACAATTACTCGGTCAGTAATGTTTACGCCTACAGCTTGCAGTTCACCATCCATGATAGGCTGCGTAGCAGGAGCCATCTCCTTTACTTCTTCTAGGACTACTTCGCCTATACCAGTACCAAACACTGCTGCGTTGATAAGACATTCTGCTACTGCTTTACGAACTTTACAAGCCTCGAAGTCTTCAGTAAGTTTCTTTCGCAAGTACAACATGTCTTGCTTTTGGGTGTCGTTTATGTCGTCTACGATGTCAAAGAACTTACCACGACCAAACGTAGCTTCTTCTAGTTCTGCGACGTTAGACTCTACAGCCTGCTGAAGTGCAGGAGAAATAATCCTAGACCGCTCTGATCCACGTTGAGAATCAGAAGGATCCCACTGACCACGCCACAAACGGTAGTACTCTTCGAACCGCTCTTCGTAGTTTGACTCGTAGTAATCACGCCAGTTTTCACACTTCGTCATTACCCACTCTTCCAGAGACTCTTGAATCATCAGAGGATCTGGGCTGTAAATTTCGTCTGCCATCTTGTCTTCCTTAAATTACAGCAACGGAGTACCCTAGTGTAAAAAACACTACAGCACTGATTGCGTATATTCCGTAGGTATTGAACGGTCTAAAAACTTTCACTTTAATATCCTGCTACTACATCTAGTATTTCGTGGTCGTCAATCTCGTAGTCGTAGTCGTATGCTACTTGTGCTAACTGATCTATGTACGCCAGCGCATCAACTAAGTCGTCGTGAGTTAGCGCGTCTGGAAACTGAAACAGTTGATCTAAAAATCTGTTGTTCCATTCTCCTTTGTTTAGCGTAACGTACCCGTTTTCAAACCGTCCTTGTAATGCCCACATCACCCTGTCAGTTTTTTTTCGGTTACCGTGGGTTAGTTCTTCTACCCTGAAAAACGTACCGTACCGTTTCATCAAGTCAGTAAGTGGAGACATTACAGCCTGCTTTGCGATTCCTTTTTCAATACCAACACTGATGGGTCTGTAGTCTCTAACGGCCTGAAAAATCTTGGTGGCAGTCTCGTTAAGCTCCCACCGCCCATGTATAATGTTATCAACGTACCAACCATCAGGACTAACTTTAACGACAGCGATTGCGGTTTCATCTAGCTTTGTGTTTTTAGTTCGTTTTTTGTTTACGTCTTCAAAACCTGCAAGGTCAACAGCGATGTAGTAGTCACCTATGTCCGGCTCTTCACCGAAGTGTACCCAACCTTCCTTAAACATTTCCGAACCACGAGCTTCAAACGATGCCATAAATTCTTGACGAAACGCGTAACTAGACATAGATTTTTTTGCAATGTCGATTTCACTAGGGTCCAGTATGGGGTTGTCATAACTTGTAAAGTGCCATCCTTTGTAGGTTTCATCGTCACCCAACTCTGCGTACTTGTACAGTTCGTAAAAGTGGTTCCTGCCCATAGGCGTACCTATGAACAACGCTTGACCCTTTTGGTCAGCTAGTGCTGGACGGAGGATCTGCTCCCATACGTCAGGCTTCATGTCTGCGTACTCGTCCATCACGAGAAACTTCAAGGACACACCACGCATTGTCTCTGGCCTGTCGGCTCCTTTGAGACTAATCGTGGCCCCGTTGACCAGCCTGATCTGGAGGTTGTTAATGTGACTTCCAGATATAACAGGGTGTCCTAGCTCTAAGAGGGTCTGCCACATGATGTCACGGGCTTGTCCCTGCGTAGGCGCAACGTAAAACACATGGCCTTTGTCGGCCTGTAAACCGTTAATGATAAGTAACCACGCAGCAAGACGAGACTTACCTGTTCGTCGTCCTGCGGCAACTACCTTGAACCGTGTTGGGTCAGAGTAGACTTCTTGTTGCCACGGTAGTAACTGTACGTTTAAGTCAGTCAATTACGCACCGTTAAAGTTTACAAAGGTTGCTGGTTGTTCCAACAAATCAAACGTTACAACAAACTCCATGTCCCCAGCAGCAGTCGTGTACGCTTTGATAGCGTCACCAGCCTGAAGGACAAACGTAGCGGATCCGTCTAACAAGATGTAGTCTTTAGACGATACGTTACCGCCGCCTAAGATGTCGATACGGCTTGCGTCTGCCTTAGCTACGTAGATACCAGCACCGTTAGTAGAGCCACCTAAGTTACTTACAAACAGCATAGTCCAGTGGGCTACGTATCCAGTAGGGATAGTAATAAGAGTAGACTCGTCTGTGGTAGTTACGTTAGCGTTCTTGGTGTATAACATCAGGAATACGTCCAGATTACTGGGGCAGAACCCCGTGTATCTACGTGAATAAAGTCACTAGCGACACCAATCCCAGCGAAACCCATTGCCAAAGCCTCTCTTATTATCGTGTACCGCTGGGCAGCGTTTGTTATCTTTATGTCTGCCGCTATGCCTTGCGCGTGTGTTCCCGGTACATTTTTCTTTGCTTCTATTGGGTGCTGGGCTGATCTGTAGCCGCTAGTGATAACGAAAGGAAAACCACACTTGTCCCTTAGTTCATCTACTAATTCCATGAACTCAGGTTCCATTTGGTTTTCACCTGTGTGTTGACAGTTGAATTCGTCTACGGTAAAGTATCTCAACTGGTTTTAGTCCTCAAGTACTCAAAGAATAAGGTAGATTGCTCTTCAGCCTCGTCAATCAACGAGTTCGCCTTCGATTGTGCTACTCTCTGGATAGCTAGAATCAACTGTTGCGCCTCCAACCCCAGTGATATTAATCTGGATTGCACTTCTGCCTCCATCTTTAGTAACCTCCTTCTCAAATGCACCAACAGGTAGTATTCTGTCCATTACTAACTTCCAAGCTGCTGCTTGATTCTTGTGGTCGTGGTCTAGAGCAGCTTCAAATATCGTCTCTAAAACCTTAGCTGACTTGGGTGAAGCTAGCATACGAGCTTTGTACTCGTTAATTATTGCTGCGTCACCCTTTGGACGGCCCCTAACTCCTCTACCGCCCTTCTTTTTTGCTACAATTTCTCCTTTTTTAGGACGACCACGGCCTCTTCTGGGTGGTTCTTGGGTGTCTTCGTCTGACATTATCCAGTACCTACATGTTTTACACGGTTTCGCATGAGTCCCCTAACTTAGGTATACAGATGAGGGGATCTATACGAACCCTATATTAGTAATACCTAATATCTGAGTATATTATATCATACTTTTACTCAAAAGTCAAGCATTATTTGTGGTAATATTCCACAGTATCTACTTTAGTTGTCCACTTTGTGTACACATTTATCTTCTTTAGGGCCGCCGGGAAAAACACAAGTTAGAACAAGAGGTTACAACACAGGTTAATTTAGGCATTATTACCCTTTTTTCTTAAATTACCCTCTTGCAAACTTGGGTGGCAACCACGCGCGACGACATCGGCCAACCCCGGCCCCCGGTACCCAAAAGGAACCCACCCCCAAGTTATCCACAGGTTATCCACAGGGCATGCTGCCTAGCCTACGCATGAATCTCAGGCATATCACAGGGGTTCTGATGTATTCCCGTGAGGCATGTGTGTGAGGCAGAGAAGTACCCTTAGGACTACACCAGCAGACACCAGCACACACCAGTCAGCCCGATGTTGGCACACTTTGTGCTTGCCGTTTGTTGGCACGGTTTGTGCATGGGGTTATAACGAATCACATTCT